GTAAGGTCTACTTACGAAACATTATTCTAATGAGTAGACATACAGAAAACAAAGAAGAAATTTTAAAAGTACATAATAGAATAGATCTTATTGATCAAAAATTAGATACTTTAGAAAACAATCATTTAGCTCATATGCAAAAAGATATAGATAGAATTATATATATTATATCAGCTATTGGATTAGGTTTATTAGGACAGTTCTTATATCTTCTTACAAAGAACATATAAAAGTTGTACCTAGACTGCTAGACATATTCGCCAAATACTTGTAAAAGGTATAATATGCTTCGCGAATCAATACTTGTTATAAGTGATCAACACGCACCATATCATCATATAGATACACTTGACTTTTTAAGTGCAATCAAGAAAAAATATAAGCCTGACTGTGTAGTAAATATAGGTGATGAAATGGATTGGCACAGTATATCATTCCATGATTCACATCCTGGTTTATACTCGCCAAGTCATGAGCTTGTAGTTGCTAAGAAATTTTTTAAAGATTTAGAAAGTTTATTTCCTAAGCAATACATAATGGATTCTAACCATGGTAGCTTAGTTTTTAGAAAAGCTACTAAACATGGTTTACCTCATGAGATCTTTAAGTCATATAATAATATGCTTGGAGTAGGAAAAGGTTGGACATGGCATGAAGATTTGGTTATTAAAGCATCTAATGGTCAAAAGATTTACTTCTGTCATGGTAAATATAAAGACGTACTTAAAGTTGCACAGCAATATGGTATGTGTACTGTCCAAGGACACTATCACACATCATTCAAAATAGATTATTGGAGTAATCCTAATGAACTACTTTGGGGTATGCAAGTTGGATGTTTAATTAACATGAAAAGTTTAGCTTTTGAATATAATAAATTACAAAAGTCTAGACCAGTAATAGGAACAGGAGTTATCATTGATGGATTACCAATATTAATCCCAATGGTTTTAGATAAACATGGCAGATGGAACAGAAAAATTACCTAGAGGTATAAGAAATAAAAATCCAGGCAATATTAAATTAGGTACTGACTGGGATGGACTGGCAGATGAACAATCTGATCCAGTTTTTTGTGTATTTAAAGAAGCTGTATGGGGTATTAGAGCATTAGTTAAAATACTTTTAACATACAGATTTCATCATAAAAGATTTACAGTAGAGAGTATTATTGAAAGATGGGCTCCACCAAGTGAAAATGATACAGATGCTTACATTGCATTTGTTTGCAGAAAACTTAGAGTAAATCCTACTGACGAACTAAACAACACTATCGAAGATTATTTACCATTAGTAAAAGCAATTATACAAATGGAAAATGGTATGCAGCCATACGATGATGAGCTGTTAGTAGAGGGGATGTACAAAGCATGGGAAGGTTTACCGACAAATTCTACAGCTTCGTAGAAAAATACGCATCTAAAATAAGTACTTGGTGTTGGCACAAACGTGTTAGCATATTAAGAAAAAAACAAAGAGGTATTAAATAATGTGGTTTAATTTATTATCTATGGGTATAAAGACTGCTAGTCATTTATACAAAAACAAACAAAGAACTAAACAATTAATGTCAGATGCTCAAATGAGACATGCTGAAAAAATGAGTACAGGTGAAATTGAATATAAAGCGAAAGTTATTGAGAGTAATGATAAAGGCTGGAAAGATGAGTTTGTCCTTGTTCTTATATCTGTTCCTATCCTTATATTGGGGTACTCTGTGTTCACTGACGATCCTGAGATTCGTAATAGATTAGATATATTTTTTGAATATTTTAAACAACTGCCCTACTGGTATCAAGCTATATTTATAGGAGTCGTTAGTGCTATTTATGGACTTAAAGGTGCAGACATTATGCGTAAACCAAAGTGACCGAAGTAAGAGGTGAGTGTAAGTGGTGTAATAGAGATATTAGCATGACTGAAGCCTTTATATCATTAAAAGATAACGAATACTCTTGTATTAAATGTTATAAAAAATCAGGACATATGCTTCCTTTTTGGGAAAAGAAAAACAAATTTAATAAAAATGATAGATAAAATATTTTATTCTATGTTTGGATATGTAGACTCATGTTTTGAATGGGTAAATAAAAAATTTATTAAGGATATTAAAAATGAGAGACACAAAAACAATAGAGAAGTTCTTAAAAACAAAAGAACAAAAGATTAAAGAAAACAACATATTTAAAAATCTTAGAAAAGAAGTTAATGTTGGTGCTAATGGCACACAAAAATATGTTATTAAAAAAGGTATTAATAAAGGCAAAATTGCAGAATGAAAATTAATGATAATACTAATATTGGTTTACCATTACGTAACCTTTTAATGTTAGTTAGTTCTATTGTGGTAGGTGCATGGTTTGCATTTGGTGTGATTGAAAGATTAAATAGATTAGAGACAAAAAACCAATTATTTGAACAAGATTTATTAGAAGCTAGTATTCAAAAACCTATAGACCAAGAACAGTTTATGTTGCTAGAACACATAGCAGCTCAAGTAGAAAAACTTGAAAAAACTCAAGAACAGAACATGACTAACAAAGTAAATATTGAAAGACTACAACAAGATATTGCTAAAATATTAGTTGATGTAGAGAAATTAAAAGATTCTGTTAGAGCTAATATAGGTAAGTTAAATGGCGATTACTAAATTAGTATTTGCATTATGTTTATTTATTAATGGTGAGCTTGTAGAACATAGAATACAAAATAGCTTATCAACATGTCTTAAAATGAAACGAGAAGCTACTAGGAATATGGATATGAATAACAAACAATTTATGTGTGGAGAAGTACAAGCAGAATTAGAAATTAATATTGATGGTAGTAAAACAATTAAAAAAATTATAAAGTCTAAATAATGAAATTTATATTAGCATTTTCTATATGTTCAGCGATTACAGGATTTTGTAATAATACAGCTACATTACCTACTGAATTTAATAGTTGGTCAGAATGTGTTGGTGCTGGAGGTAAACTAATACAAACTTTTTCAGTAGAAATGAAAGAATCTATTGAAGACAGAAAACTTTATATGAATTATTTTTGTAACGAAATACAAAAAAGTTAAGAATAATCTCTCTCTATTATCATTTCAATAAAATGTATAGCTTTTAACAAATCATCTTTACCTCCTTTGTCCTGGTGTCTAATTATATACTTAATTGCACATCCTTCAGGAAATAAAAGTTTATTTTCTACTACAAATTTACTTGGTTGAATTTTATATTTTTGGTAGTGATTACCTTTAATCTGTTTGTTCCAAACTTTGCTCATTAAATGTTAACCTAAATTTACCTTTATGTTTATATTTTTTTCTTGGTTTACTCAACACTTTATGTTGATCTTCTCGTAAAGTATATAGATCTAACTTCATAGCAGCAGTAAATTTTTTACAAGCCATTTCAGGATCTATTTCTGCATAATGACATATAGTTCTAAAGTCTACTGAATTACCTATAAGCCAATCAATAGCATTACGTTTATCTATAAGATAGTATTTATCTAAACCATCATACATAGCATCATGTATTGCTTGACTAATTACTGCTCTAAATAAATACCTTTCAGGACTTTTCATCTATAACTTCATATGTCATTCGCTGCTCTATTGTATCAGTTTCCTGCCAATTTAAAGTTTTAGAATCTATAGCATTTAATATCTTTAATGCTTCTTCATCTGACGTTGCATTAATAAATATCTCTGTATAAGCAGGGAGTATTACCCATCTTTTAAACTTATAAATCATATATTGTTTTTACGTCTACTTGCTTCTAACGTTCTAAATAGATCTATAATAAGACCTTCTTTATCACGTTTGTTTTCTAAGGTAGAAGATTTAACTTCTGCTTGAAACAATTCATCTATTGCAGACTTATATGTATCACTCGCATAATAAGATTGTTCTTTAGCAGATATACTTTTATCTTCTGTGTTACCAGTTATATGTAATGCTTTTTTACGTTTAAGTAGTCTATCAAGATACTTAACATTAGCATTAGCTTCTGCATTACTTTCATCTGTTTCAGATAAAAATGCTAACGCTTTTTCTAATCTTTGTTCTGTAATCATTTATTCTCCTTTATACCTTTTAACTTTTTAATAATATTATTTCTATAATTTAATCTTGTTAATTCACAATCTGCACAATAATATTCTTTATTGCGTACAATAATTGCAATTCTACTACACAGTTTACATTTAATCATAAATTAAAAAGGCACTACTACAGAGAAGAACCTTATTCTGTAGCAATGCCTAGTTTTCTAACTCGAGGGAGATAAGAAATTGTTAAAATGGTGGATCATCTGATAGTATTTCATCAACACTATTAGCTTTAGCCTCCAATACTTTTCTAACCAGATTATCAATTTGTTGAAACTCTGATTCAGTTGGTATTTTGCCACCAGACATATAAGAACCTATAAGGTTACTCATAGTTAATCTGTATTTTTCCGAGAATTGATCAGTTACATTTCTAACAGTTTGTACACCACTAGAACTAACCATGCTTGGTGCAACACCAGAATTATCTGATACTTCACTTAAGCATTCTATTCTACTTGCAGTTTGATATTGTTTACCAGTTTTACTTGTTCTTACTGGCTGTGCATCAATTTTTAGTCTTGCTCCCTTCGGCCATCTTGATGAGCCTAAAGCCTCACCATATATAGTCATATCACTACCATCGTCTTTGGTAACGTAGACAGTAACTTGACCATCATCTTTCTCGAATGCTTTTTTAAATGAGCATTCAAATGTCTCATGTTCCATATTTGTTCTCCTATTTATTTGTTTTATTATATTTCCAAACTTTTGCATAAGTTCTTATAGCCTATTTAAAAGCATTTTGCCAAACTTTTTTTGCATATATTCTAGATGGTTCATTATCTGATTTACCCCATCTAAAGTTATCCATAGTTAATGGAAACATTTTAACTATGTCTTCTTTTGTTTTAGCAATATCCAAGATATGTTCTATATGTTTCATAGCTTGTATAATGGTCTCTAAATGTCCCTCTCTGCCTTCCATATCCACGCTGTAAACGTCTTTGTAAGAACAATAGAGCAAAGCAGTTGGTTTATTGAAAAGGTCTTTGTAAAGGGCTTGTTGACGCAAATCAGCGTCTTTTGGATACCATCTGCTATCAATAGCACCAGATTTAAGTCTTTTAATGTAAGCAGTAGCTTTAGTATCTATGATTACATCGTCAAACTCAAAGTCAGTTTTACCTACAACGTCATATTTTAAGCCATATTTGTCACCAGGTATTTGTTTTTCATTTTGATAAGAAACAATTTTACCAAATTGTGGTAGTTCTTTAACAAACTGATTAGCAATAATACCAGACCAAAGGCATTCGTCATCTGACTCATCACCTTCTAGTTTTAGGTATTCAGTTTTTGCGTAATCTATGATAGCTTCTTCATCAGTGATTTGGTTTTGCAAAGCATACTCTGCTGCAACTTCAGCAGTACTGCCCATTATCATTCTGGCATTTGCTTTGGATTCAAAATCATACAAGTTATTGATAATCCAATAGGGTGGACTGTCAATAAAACTATTAGTTTTTGAAGCACTATGTCTATATTCAATGTTCATGTTTTTCTCCTTATGGTTAATAATATTCAAAAGTATTGTAGTTCATCTTATAATGTATCATTAGATATATTAAAAGGTAAAAGAACTGTTGGTAATAGTAACGAATATAAAATATATAATTTATGTATTTTACTTTCTTGGCTATTGCACCCTACACAAGTGTATGGGTGTAAGAGCACTATTGCTCGTTTGCATAATTGTAATAAAAACAGAGTTTATAGATTAAATAATTTATATAATAAAAACAAAAAATTTAGATCTTTTGTTGATAATGCAATAGAAAATTATAAAGTATCTTATGCGTCAAATAGAGAAACCTGAGTTAATATCTACAATTTTAGACAAACGTAAAGTATGGTTAAATATACGTGAGTCTCGTTTAATGTATATGTTTCATAGAAAGCTCATATCTATAGAAGAATATGAAGCTGGATCTAGGTATCGTCTTATGTGTGAACTTCAAGGTGGTGGTACTGGTAATGTTTTGAAAGAACGAATTGATGGAACTAATACAGATTTTATTACATCATCTCTTGGAGCTGCACTTGCAGTCAAAGATGTTGATGATGAAATAGGAACGAGATTATCTAAATTTATGAAGTTGTTTTGTCATTATAATTTTGGTATCATTGAGATAGCACATATGTTAAGTATGTCAGAACGCAGAGCATCTAATAACGTACATGAAGGACTATCTAGTTTAGCAATTTATTATGGCTACAAAAAAGTGCACAATACTATCAGAG